CATTCACAGACCCCTTGTTACTGGGCGGTATACGACGAACATAAATAGGTGTTACATTATGTCCATTGTATACATCCATTCCACAAGATTCCCTGAAATTACTTTTCCAGAAAGACTTGTGGACATTGACCTTACAATAAAAACTAGTTAAGGTCTCAGTAACAAAATCCACCTCGTCTGTGGGGACGAATAAATCGTCTCCATAGACGTACACATTGCGTGACATTTTGTAAATGTTACGCAATGTAACTGGTAGTTTGTACTTATCCAGTAGAGCGCTAAGTATAACCGTAAAGAAATACATAGCTTCTATTGGAAAGCACAGAGCACTGCCCATGGATGCAAATTTACTAAGTGTAATTACTTCACCTAGTACTTTTGCACGCCTGCTGCGAGATGCTAAAATCCATTCTGATATTTCAGTGGACTTTAGCATTTCGAGCACAAGTGATAAAGGTACTCTATCACTTGCTGACGAAAGATCTAATGAAGCAAGTTTTCGATCTTTCGACGACGAAATAGCAAGGCACTTATTAACATTTTGGTCACTAAAGTTTATATGACCTGATGTTATATAGTGCTTCTCGATCTTGGGTATTATATACCCAGATACGGCCTGTTGTGTATATTGCATACAGACAGGTTCTATTGCTATTATCCGTGGACCCTTTAGAGTTTTTGGTACAGGAATAACCCTTACAGGTTTCTCCTCTTCCAAAGCCAGGAAACTTACAGAATCTACGCTCTCAACCGTATGTTCAATATTGAAACATGCGTAGGAGTCGTACGGAAAGAAAGGTTGTAACCTTTCTGTCCATGTTCTGTGAACATATTTACGATTTCCGTATATACGTTCTTCAGTCGAACCTGGACCATGTTTTGGTAATAAGTCTTCAGGATTAAAATCTGAAAACATATTACCCCATAATAATTTTGAAACTTTAATAAAAGTTTCAAGACTATCAGGGTTTAACACAGTACTCTGAAGGTCATGCTCAGTTTTAATAAAATCCTTGAGTGATTTAGTAACCCTATCAGGGGTACAATCTACCAAAATCTTTTTGAACATAAGCGTCAATTGACGTATATGTTCTAAAGACACTGGACAAGGATCAATTAAAACAGTACCAGTTGCGAGATCGAACACGGCACTAGTCAAACCTTTCAAAAATGAAGGGAGAGACTTGGTAAATTTCCATCCTGGAAAATTACCATGAGTGACCTTACCTTCTTCAAGGGATCTTTCGATTCCTTGACAGAAGTTAGGCAGGGTTATTGTTAGGAACGATAACCCTTCGTGTTCTAAACGTGATTCAATGGTTTTTAAATCACGTTCAAACTCGACTTCTTCGGTGGCGCATCGTGCCGTAAAATCTAAAAAGATTTTGCGACACAGGATTCGGAATTTTGCATGGCTTTTCATTTCTCCTCCATACTGGAGGTAGAAGATCCACCATACATTGCAGATTTAAATCTGCACGGCCCATCTTTCGATGGGCCGTTAATTCAAGTTAAATGTCTGTAGGATTAAACTGAAGGAATGTTCAAAGATAGAACAATCTTATCAATCAAATCCATAACATCTCTGACCGACAAAGCCGGTCCTATGATAACACTTACTATCGCATAACTTACGATAAAAGTATTAAACAAAGGACCCGTCGGTAAGAGACAAACATTTAACTCTCGCCGCCAAGCAACTTCGCGATATTACCCGAAGTTAGCCAGGCTACCAGAGCATCGACGAGGTAATCTAAATCGGTGTCAGAGAAACCCCATGTGGGTTCATCTACAACGAGATAGACTCCGGCCTTTTGTTCTGCATTTTCTGCAGTCAAAGGGTCGGCAGCAATCACAATTTGGTCTAACCTGACCATTCTGCGTTTGCGGCCTTTGCTGGACTGATGAGAAATTCTCAACTGAACAGACTCGTCGTTTTTCCGGTAAGTCGACTCAGAGACTCCTATGGAGACTCTGGGAAGAGACTGAGCGACTGAATTAATTGTTACAGATTGTGGATCTGCGAATGCCATGGATTCCTACTCCTTTGGTTGAACTAGTGGTATGCATTTAGATGCACGCTACATCAAATCTTACTTCTCGATAATCCAAGAGCAGTAAGAATTGACAGTTGATAGGAAGAAAGATCTTCCCAACCAAGATTAAAACCATAAGGGGACAGACACTCAGCTCTTTGCTTTGTTGATAACAAACGCTTTGAGCTGTGGTTCACAACAATTATGCCTCCGCTAGTTGCGATAGGTTGCTGAGTAGTGTATTCACTCTCAGTTTCGTATCGACGCATAACGTAAGCATACTTTGCTGTGAGGTTGTCGTACGAATGGGATGATAATACGGCAAGTACATCGCCGATATTGCCAAACCAATCAACGAGCCAACTCCAAGGTGTTAACTCCCACAATAGAGCAGGTGTAAGTTCTAATCCGTATATTCTACGGAGTAGTCTAGAAGATATTACATTCTCACATTTATCAACAGATAAATCTGGAATATAATACTTCATCCTTGCTCTAAACCAGACGTGCTCGACTATTCGATTCACTCTGATTGTGGGCCGAATACTAGGACTACCAACTCCATCATAAAAGTTGGAAACAAGTGTAGGTTTTAGTAAACTATAACCTAAACTTGAAGTTGTGGTAGTCGTGGTATTCTTTATGGTGCCTCCTCTGCGTAACCATTTATTATTATTCTTTCGAATAAATTTAATGGTTCGCTCAACCTTTTGCATTGATCTGTAAAACTTTACAAGATCATTGATAAAAGGTTTCCATCCGAACTGATAGTTCAGATAGGAGCCGCCTAAATCTTTGAAAGATTTAAGCTGGAATCGGAATAATGATTTAAAGTCTCGCAATTCTGCGATAAATTGACCCAAGTCAGCACCCGATTTGACAGGACGGAATCTATTCCACCCTGTTGCACCATAGGTAGTTCCAAGATTCGGGTCTGATACGAGTGAGCTAAAACCACTCATATCAACACCACTGTGCATAAAAACACCCGCGTATCGGTAAGACCTATTAGGACTTACAAATACATAGTAGGGTGAATGGTTAGGAGTTTGGATCGCTTTCTTTATAAAAAGCGGTCCTCCATCCTTCCATGGCGGGCCAGGATGAGTTTCATCCTGACAAAGTTCATTCCTCACTTGGACACCGCCCAAAGGGCAATATCCATATGAGGGAGAAACCCACGCCTTTTTTACAAAGTCCCAGACGCGCGTCTCACCATAAATATGATTTTTGTGAGTTTGCGCTCTGATGCGAGTTCTTGAAACTGCCACACCTTGATCCCCCTTATAGAATTAACCGACCGAAGTCGATGGAGTGCAGGGGCTCTT